ACCACCAGGCCGAGGCTATCAATGCGCCAGTCCTCAAGAGCGTAGAAGCCAAGCTCAAAGGATTGACCGAGGGCAAGACCACCATCTCGGTCAATGACCTAGAGGAAATCCGCAAAATGACCGGCACGCTGGCGCAAGACTCAGCGCCAAATGCGTACTACGGGCGCCAGGTCATCAAGATGATTGACAAGGCCACCGAAGGCAAGGGTGGCCCGCTGTACCAGCAAGCACGCAAACTCAATGCCGATTACATGCGCGAGTTTGAAAACACGCCGGTCATCAAGAACATCCTGGCGATGAAGCCTGGCAAGACCCAGCGGGCGGTCGCCATTGAGGATTTGGTTGAGAAATCCATGCTCAAGGGTCCGCGCTCGGATGTTGAGCAGCTATTCACCTCGCTGAACAAAGCAGGACCCGAGGGCCAGCAAATGGTCAATGAGTTGCGCGGATTCGTGGCGCAGAAGATCCGCGACGAGGCAACCAAGAGCGTCACCAAGGACATTAACGGCCTGCCCTACGTCAGCTCGCACAAGCTCAACTCCATCGTCACTGATCTAGACCGCAGCGGGAAGTTGGATTACATCTTTGGCAAAGAGCTGGCGGACAAGTACCGCACAATCAACGATGTGGCCAAGGATGTGCTGACCGTCCCGCAAGGGACAACCAACCCTTCCGGCACGGCTTCCACGATGCTGGCGGCAATGACAGAGATGGGCGTGCAGGCGGCGACAACCGGAATTCCTGTGCCGGTTGCAATGGTGGCCAAGCACATTTACGGCAAGCGCCAGGCGGCCAAGAAAACCACGAAGATCAACGAATTTATCAACTACACCCAGCCGCCGCCATGATCCCCTCACTACCCCAAGACAAAGCCAACCACTTCTTCTACGGCTCGCTCATCTTCCTAGCCGCCCTAGCCATCCTGCGCCGGCCTGACGCAGCCTACGGCTTGGTGGTGCTGGCCGCAGTGGGCAAGGAGGCACTGGACAAGCTCTCCAACATGCGGGCCGTCAAGGCAGGGCTGATGCCCACCCACGGTGTAGAATTCCTCGATGCCCTAGCAACCTGCGCCGGCGGGGCGGTGCCACTGCTTGCAAGGATGATCTGATGGATTACCAGTCCCTGTTCAACACCGGTCTTGGCGTCTCGTGCGCAGTCACCGGCTGGTTCGCTAGGGAGTTGTGGACCTCGGTCAAATTGCTCCAGTCTGACCTGACCCGCTTGTCGGTCGAGCTACCCAAGACGTATGTGACGCGGGACGATTACCGCTCAGACCTCAAAGAGATCCGCGACCTGCTGGGGCGGATCTTTGACAAGCTGGACGGCAAGGTCGACCGCTCATAGCACCCGCTCCCAGCGGATACGCGCAACATCAGCCGACCCTATGTCGGAGCGTTTCCGACTTGGCGCATCCCAACCCTTCCGGGGGGGGAGTTGGGCGGCAACTGCCCAACCAGCGCCACGCAACGATGCGCCAGACTCATCGTGCTGCGTATACGTCACACACTTTGCATAGCCAAGCGCAGTAGCTGCGCGGCAGATGGCACCGTACAGTTTTGAGTTGGCGTTGCGCGTTCCGTCCGTGCAAGTGCGCGTCACCTCCAGCGTCAGCCCATCATCAAGCATCCGCGCCACTGGCCGACCAGCGGTTGCCGTGCCCACAAGAACGTCATCGACGAACAGGCCAACGCTAAACTTGTGGCCAATCGGAGGCTTGTTGTGCCGGTGATGCTCGCGCACATACTCCTGCGCCAACTTGAGTGATATTGGAGCGATTTTCATAGCAGAGCCGAGATACCCACAGTCACCATCTCGCTGCGCAGCTTAGACGGGTTGGTCTTCGCCATCACCCGCAGCGCCACCGCCGCAAACGTCTCGATGCCGGCCCAGGCGTCCTCCAGATGCGGATCATTGAGCGCCAGGATGTGCGCTCTGATCGTCAGAACGTCGGCCATGTAGGCGTCCCTGATGGCGTCTATCGCGGCTTTGGTGGGTCGCATTGGAACTCCGCTAGTTGCCATACGCTGTTGGGCGCATGAAGTTTGAAAGGCTTGGCCACCCGACGCGGCGCCAGTTCTGATGCGGCCTGGCGGGCGGCGATCCTTGCTGTTCTTCGGTCCCGACACGCCTTGTGTTGCAACTTGCGCTTGGTCCAACGCCCAGCGTCTAGCTCTGCTGCCCGCTCAGGTGACGCCCATCGAGCAGTGACGCCGCTACCGGCCACGCCCAGCAGGCGCGCTTTGCGAGCAAAGCACAGTATCTTGCGGGTCTTGTCGAGCGAGATTGCCATCCGCAGGTGCATGTCAACCGTGCTCACGCCGTTGGGGTACTCGCGGACTAGGTTGGCGGCGAGGTGCATGAGCAGCTCGGTGTCAGGATGCATCATTCGAGCCGCCTATGTGCCGCAGCGCGCACTCGTAATGCTTTGGCCCCCATGACCAGCAGTCCGGGCCATGCGTGCCGATGTGGCCGTCTCTGGCGTCTTGGTATTTGAGTTCGCGTTTGAGGCGTTCGTTCTCCGCTAGGGCATCGCCTAGTAAGAGGTCTAGGTTTCTTTCGGTTTCAGTCATTTCACCCCCACTAAAATAACGCCAATAAGTACGCCGATCAAACCACCAATCAGCCCACTACCAAATGCAAGTAGAATTTCAATAGTCATCTACCGCAACTCCTATCTACCCAAACACAAATCATAATACCGGCAACTACGCCGATACCGACATAGCCAACTACATACAGAATTTCAGCCACCGTTCTTCGCCTTAAGCTTTGCTTCAATAGCGTTTATTAAACTTCTTGTGAGCTTTACGTCTATAACGTCTACAAAATCAAAATCTCTTGTTGGGCTGCGTTCAATCTTGCCGTAGCCTAAGATTTCCCTAAGCTCATCATCCGTCAGCCCCTGCCATTTATTAGGGGCCAAAAACAGAGGTTCAACAAACACATCATCAGTTAAATGATGCAGCATCCGTTTGTCACAAACGTATTGCCAATCGCCAGACCAAAAACGCCAAGCCACAACATCTCTGCCTTGGCTACTTGCCTTTACTACTCTAGCGCATTCCAACACCACAAGCTCAGTAAACTCGTCCAGCGCCGCCCGCTGCACCGGGCCAATGCTGGCCCAATCGTTCAACCGCTCAAGCCCAGGTTGGCTGATTAGTTCTTTTATTCGCTCGTTCACGATGCCACTCCCTTAATTTTTTCCAGCGAACGCAAGCCACCAAGCCCGAGCATCCCCAACATCAGTTGCCACAAGTTGTCGTCAATGCCAGGCAGCGTCGGCAGCGGGTGGTCAAGCACTATGCCGGCCCACTGGAGCAGCGGCCTGGCGATGTACTGACAGGCCAAGGCCGACGCGCAGACCCAGCCAATCGCTGGACGCCAGCCGCTCGTAAATGCGCTGGGGCTCGACGCCTCGGCGCGGTTGACGTCCAGCTGACCTTGGACGATCGCCACCTGGGCAGCGAGCTGCGCTGCTTCGGCCTGCGACTTGTCCGGCCAGATGCGGGTGATGACGGTCTGCGCTAAGTCAATTCCTGCTGTGAGTGGGTCTGTTGCCATTCTTCGCTCCTTTGCCTTTTGAGAAGTGGGCCTTGCCGGGCCGGCAAGAAGTGGCCTTTCGGTTTGATGAACGTCCGCGTTGGCGTTGTGAGTCCAACGCCTCGGCGGGCATCGTAAAGCGAGCCGGTAACAATGTCGGCCCAACAGATTTTTCCGGCAACGTGGATAAGAGCGCACTGGCGTTTGCCAGGATCGCCGCCACGGTAGTCCGCAATGTCCAGCACAACCAGCGGCTGCTTTAGCCAGAAATTACCCCAGTCGCCGCGCTTGCTTTTGGCCACCGATGGATCAAGCATTGGATTGACCAGCCACCAGCCTTCCGGTGAAATTTGGAATTTGCCGTATGCTGCTTTTTCTACTATTGCCATTCGCCAGTCTCCATTTGTTTGGCCAGGCGCGTAGCCCGTCCAAAGGTTTGCTTGGCCCAGGCGCTGTCTAACATCTCGGCCGCAGCCTCGGCGAATTGCCCATCCTCCACGCTGCCGAGCGTGCGCTTGAATTGAAGCAGTCCCTTCAGGCCCATCTGAAAGGCCATGCCAATCAGCACGGCCTGGCGGGCATCGTTGAGCTTCTCCATCCAGGGCAGCGCAGCCAGCACCGCTTCGTAGTTGCGCTTGATGTCGTTCTCAAGCAAGAAGTCAATCTCATCATTCGACAGGCCGCCGCCCTTGCGCGAGTCAATCAAGCGGCCCACGCCGATGGTCCAGAAGCCTAGCGAGTCTTGGTAGGCGCAGGACTCGGCGCCCTCCTCGCGCAGTAGTTGGCTTTTCAGGTCCATAGCGTCATCACCCCGTAAGCCATCGCCAGTACCCAGACACTGAGGGCAACGGCTCGGCTGAACCACGACCATCTGTTGCGGTAGTGGGTGATGGCGTAACCGTCGCCGCCGAAGGCTTCTTCAAGCGACCGGGGAAAACGACGTGTCGTTCGATTGTGGTGAACCGGTGGTTGTTGTAACAATTCATTCTCCTTCGGGTTGTGTTGTCGGGTTGGTGCCGAGTTGAAACTACGCTGGTCGGTGCGTTACACAGTGGGCATTGCATACAGCGGCACCGCAGTGCATCCACGGTCCACCCAGTACTGCATTTCCTCGCGGCGCCTAGTGAGCAGGATGCAGACCTCGCCCTCGCTGACCATCCATCCGATGTGCGTCATGCCAGGCACGCAACCAGCGCCACCAGGGCGACAATCCACACTGCACAGAACAAGGTCTGGCGGGCCGCAGCGCGGCAGAAATACTCTTCTCGGTTCATGCTTTGCCTTTCTCTGTTTTTTGCGCCGGCATCGGCGCCGTCCATTTAAGTTCTGGCGGGCATGGGTGAACATACCCGGCCCTCGGCGTAATGTGCGGCGGGCTGGCAGGCTCGTCAAAAAAGACTCGCTTAGCCAGGCTGTCGGCGTTGTGTCTTTGGTAGCTAATCATTCGTCGTAATCTCCGTTGTTGCGTTCGTACTCACTAAGGGCCAAATCTTCTATCGCCTCAATTTTGTCGGGGCTCAGAAGGCCGAGAATGTCCACATCCTTGATATAAGCGGCGGACAAGGTCATCATGCTGGCGTAGTCCGGATGGTCGCCGTGGCCGAGGCACTCGGGCTCGTAATCTAGGTGGCAGACCAGCGGTTGGTCCACATCGTCTATGTCGTAGATGAACTCTACGCTGTCCAGCGGGCAGGGTGGGGCGCCGTTCATGACAGGGCCAGAAACAAGAAGGTGGCGCCAGCAAGCCCGAGGGCTATGGCGAAGAGGGCATCAGAGATCATTTGGGCTCCTTGGTGCCCGGCGCTGGGCCGGGCTGGGTTGAATTAGGCGGGGCAACCTGCAAGCCACCAGCGAGCAACTTGAATGGCTTGAGGGCGGCAATCCAGTTCGCAGAACACGCGAGCTCCATCAACGTAGACTGAATA